GCCTCTTTTAACCACTAGGGTCCACTTGCCTCAACGGCAAGAAAACTTCGTGAGCTCAAATTTTCTGATTTGAGTGACCGAAGGGTCTCTTGTTATATCCAAGGACCGAAGTCATACCATCCGCTAGTATGAACTCGTGCGACCTTTGGCCTTGTCATCCTTCTAAGGCTGTGATAGCCCAGAAGAGGTGAACCATCGAGCCTCATTACATCCTCCCCTCTCCTAAAGGAAAGAAGGGAACGTTTCTGAGGATCAAAAGCTGACCCGATAACCGATAGCGTAGCAGTATAACCTGCATGACCATCCAACATTTGACGTTTCACAGCAGTCTGAACAACTGTTTTGAAGAAGTACCCTTCCCACCCGGAAGCCCAAAAGGGTTTACGGCAAAGGAAGGGGACAGCTTCATCAAAGTTGCTTACGAGTCCTCCGTCTCCGTAACCTTCGGGGATTTTAAACCTGAAGGATTTGGGGATAAGGGACACGATTGCTTCGTAGCATACGCGAAAACGCCCATCGCAGCCATAATTATAGCGGCGACGAGAGTAACGACGTATGCTGTTAGCCAGCCTGTAGAGTGATTCGACATTTGAAAGTTCTTCTTTAAGGAAGATCGGTCTGACAAGTCGTCCCTCAAAGTAATCCTTTCCACAAGATTCACGAAAAGGACCAGAAGAGAAACTCTTCGAGTCATTTAAGGAAAATCCTGCGAACTGGAGTACCTTTGACACGGGCTCAAAGGCTGCGACGTTGACAATAATGTCATCGCCGTAGACACTAAGAGTCTGCTCAGTGCCATTCACTTCAATAGTAGCGCTGCACAGAGCCCAAAAGATTAAACTTTCGAGCTCAAAAGTGTAAGCATTACCCATCGAAGAGAACTTCTCGTAGAAGAACCAGGATCCATCGGGAGACAGACCCTGATTACTCCGAAGAGTTGCAAGGAGCTTATACCACGAATCTGGCAGCAAGAAATGTACAAGTTCTTTCGAAATTGTATCACTAGCGCCGCTTAGATCAATGGTAGCCAGCTCGCCAGAAAGCGAACCGAACCGAGCCAAATGCTGATTCCTGGATTGATCACGAAGATCAATCCCAGCGAAACGCAGAAGCCGACTACGTATATAGCTACCGAAACCTTTTTGTAAATAAGAATTTACATGAGGCTCTTTAGCAATGACGCGGTCAGTTTTAGCGTTTTTGGGGACAAACACGATCTCGTTTCCTCTTACTACTGTGAAAGCCCTCTCTAAGAGAGAAGCTGGCACAGAGGGGAAACTGTCAGTTAATAACTGACAGTTTACCCAGGAGGGTGTACTGTTTACACAGGACATTCCCATGACGAGAGAGTTACCCGTAACGTCAAGTCTCTGAGAGAACTTGACATAAGCAGAGGTAAGGTTTCCCTTCGCTACAGTGGTAGCTCCGGGACCCCAACCGAACAGAGCGGATATCGTATCGAGGTCCGGTGTTCCAAGAACGTGAGCAATTTTACGACGAGCGAGGAGCAAAATGCCTCGCATCATCGGGTCCCATTTAAGTGGGTCCTCTCGCAGTTCACGGAAACGCCGGTTCGTTACGAGACACGCATTCTCACACTCTAGAAACTTATTCCAAGCAGCGGCAGTCGGATCTAAATCCGCATGCTTAAAACTTGGAAACTTCGAGAGGAATTTACAGGCGACGTAGTCGTCAGCAAATAACTCCGAATTAAGGTAATCTAGAGGATTGACATCCATGGAGACTAGCTGAGCGAACTCCTTGTATTTAAACAGGAGTGCGCAGGCTAAGCTCTTTGGCGTGTCAATCGCTTCAAAGAAGCTAAGAGAAATCGCTTCAAGTCGCTTCTCAGCGACAGCACGGGAGATAGGCTTTAAGCCTGATTCTAACAGTTGCTTGTGCATTCTGTCTTTCCTAAGTTATCTTAAGGAAGGCGGCAAAACAAAGACACGACCTGGATTACCAGATCATTTCGATGTCTTGCACCTGCGATGTGACGATAGCTTCGGCACACAGATCGCGAATCATCGCCAACAGGTCCTTACGTTCCTGTAGCGATGCACGATCCGGAATGACGAATTCAATCGTCGCAATCGGAGAATACGCAACCGTTGGAGCCGGCTGAATACCCGTCGACGTGCTTGGCGATGTCTGCTCGAGAACAGGAGTCACGAGCTTCCACGCAACTTTCGTTGCCTTGGAATTCCGCGAGGCCAAGCGTTGGCTCACTGACAAGACGGCCTGACCTGCAAAGATAGCTTCATTGCTATCCCTCCAGATAATCAGACCATCATTGCCAGATTGCGCCGGCTTGAACACGTGGTTCACCGGGGTGCCTGCGGCATCGGTGAGTGTTACGTTGGCACGAATAGCCATAGTAACGATCTCCTTGAAGTGAGATTCGCATACAGAAAAATTCTGCACACGACAATCGACTTACGAATAACATGATTAACGTAAGAAGATTGATTTGAGTAACGCTATAGCAGAGGCTGCATGAGCGAAACTCCGGGGATCCTTCCACTTCGGGAATCCAAATGAAGGGAACGTCGAAATGAGCTCACGGGCTATGCCAATGTTCTCATACGACGCCCTGCAGTTGGAATTCATGAAGTAGTAGTCAACCCCGCCTGAGTTGAATGGTGCTACGCCCGCGACAAGTGTACAATCATGATAGTACACATGTCGTATAGACTTCATACCGTGATGGAATTGAAGTCCGTCATAGGCAGTGATATTTTCAAGAGCGGTGCCAATTGGAATAAACCAATCGGCAACAAACGAGAAAGGAACCACTTCCCATGCGACGCTTAATGGATTATTAAGTCCAAAAACGGCGGCGTAATCCAGAACTCCGTCAGGAATCTGGTACCATACTTTGTATTCTATCCACTTCGTACTTTTAATCTTACGATCAACAGCTAGTTGACCATGAGGTTCAATGTAGTTAGTGACTTTTTCAGTTTTTGAACGACCACGACCAACGCGTAAGCAACCGGAATGTTGAATTCCGGCGTTTGCGAACGCTTCGGCGTGCTCGAACACGTCCTGAAGAAGGGGCTTCCACCCATAAGAATACTCTAACCAGGTGTCTGCAGTAAACTGGCCGAAACGAGTCTTCTGCTCCTCACGAGATAATGGGGAAGTCTTAGATGGAGTAAAGCCTCTGCCCGCGGTACCGAAGTTTGACTTCATACCGCGAGCGTAGCTTTGACTTTTCTTTGACGACCCTGTTATTCCGAGGGCACCAAGGAAAGAACCGAAGCGTGCTGATTTCAATGCTCTTAAAGCATTGTAGAGCCTTGTCGCAGTATGCGCAAGGTGAGCAGCCGTCTTATCCGCCTCAGCCATAAACACACTAAAGTGAGCTTTTTGCTGAGTTATGTCTTGGATAAGATTCGAGATGGCCTTTTGGGATGGGTCATCTGCTTCGGAATCGGGAAAGCTTGTACGATCGCAAACCAGACCTAGCCCTTTTACGTTGATATCATAAAAGAATTCATACGTGTCTTGACTAGGACCTGGATTAACGATCGCACGTTGGGCGTATTTCGCAAGATGGTCAACAGATCGGATTGTCTCCTTTCCGTATACATGCTGCGGAAGTTGCCAAGGCTTTAGACGCCGAAAATTCGGAGTCTGAACCGACGCAACACTAAAGTAGTCACGGAAACTGTACACATCACCTAAAGAGAACATTGGAGACGAGTAAACTCCGCCGGTATGAGGATAATAATCATACCGATACTGAGCTGGACTCGTCTGCAGCGTATCATGGTTAGGTTGTGGCACAGTAGTAACTCCTAGTGAAATTAAGTCGATTCCCCTTCACGGTACTCAATGAGTGTCACAGGGGTTTAGGCTGTTGGACTCAATGAGTCTTGGAACCCCTCATCACGAGGGATCCCGTTACCCGCTAAAACCAGTAACCAGCCGGAGTCAATTCTTCGCTCGTGTCACGGAAACAACCAATGAAGGTTATCCCTATACCCGAGTTCCGATTGACCAAGCTGAAAACAGTGTTAGCAGGAAGGTCCGCGGAGTTTGAATACCTCGGGTAACTAGCATTTACGCTAGCACCCTTAGTAGCAAAGTCTGAGAACCAGCTACCGAAAGCTAGAAGTTGAACTTCTTCACTCTCAGTAAAATCCGGATGACCATCTCTGGTTTTATCCGAATTCATAACAGCGATCACGCATTCAATTGCGCGTTCGTATGTATCCGTTAACTCTTTGGGATCGTTGACTAAAAAATCAACGAACTTTACTTGAGTTGATGGGAAGAGGTGAATGAAGTGCTTCATAACTAACTTTCGAATAACGGAGTCCCCCAAGATGGG